TATACAAAGACATAATGCCACCTAATATTACATAGATGGCATTATATCAGGTGGATTTAAAAAGTCAACGGTTACTTGTCTAACTTGTTATACATTCTGGCTAGACGTTTTCTCAATTTGTCCATATCTCTGGTATCAGCTGGACCAGAAGACTTCTTTTCTTTTCTAATACCTATCGTATCGTCCCAGGCTTTGCCGTGCTTTTTACGGATACGATCTTTAAGTTCCTTTCTTTCATCATCCGAAAGACTGGACTTACCGCGGAGTTCGTTAAGAGTTTCTTCAGGTATAATACCTTTAGGTTTGCTAATTTTTCTCTTTAATTTACCTTCACCGGAAGCCGCAACTCCCTGCATGGCCTTTTGTGTATTCTTAGGGATTACACCCTTTTTAGTTAGGTCTTTACGTAAATTTGCTCTTAGTCCGCCTTCTAGAGAGTCGGGTCTTCGTGCGCGTTTGCGCTCTGTTCCAAAAATATTTGAGTCGGCAGACATCTCTGCATGATTAGCAGCTTCATGTCCATGATTCTTTTTGATAACCTTCAATATCTTTTTGGCCTCATCTTCATGATGATCCATACTTTCATCATCTCCAGAATCGCCAGAATCATAAGCGGCGGCTTTATGGCCTGCATAATTTCTAATAAGTTTCTTTAATTCAGGATTTCTTGCTTCATGTAGTCTGTTGTAAAAATTTTCTCTAATGTCCATTTTTGATTTCCCTATAAGTGAGCGTGAGAGCCGCCAATCAAACGAGGTTTAATTCCTCTGCTTCTGACTGTTTCTGACATTGACGGCAAATGTCCTGAACCGATAAAATATACACCCGGTGGCGCCTTATCTAAAAGATAGTTTTCTCTTTCGAGTTGAGCTTGTCTAATCATATTACCTACACCAGTATCTGGGTTCTCATTACCCTTCCAACCATCTTTAGTACCTCTACGAATAAATCTCTGCACATTACGTTGATCTGCAGGCTTTTGTGACATTCTTTCAAAGTGAGGACCCGCTTGCTTAAAGAAAGTGTCAATGTTTTCTGGTGATGCTCTTGATCCGAAAATCTTTTCATGATTTGCGACAACAGAATCTCTTAGTGTCATATTCGGATTAGTCAGATGATTTATAACACCTGCTTCTTGTGGACTTTTAGGCAAATTGCCAAATAGATTTGATATGTGATGTGGAGCAAGAAAGCGTCTACCCTTCTTATCGGTATATAAGGCCTTGTCGATCATATCCGTATCAAATGATCCATGAGCTTTAGCTTTTCCAGTAATGTTGCGTGTGACTTTTGCATCACCGCCATCACCTTCATTCCAATGTCCGTATTGTTTAATATGGTGCTTGACCATAGCATGAACTTGCGGTGTCAGTTCTGGTGGTGTACCATGGCTGACCCCAACAAACAACTTGCTACCATGAATAAGTACGCCTCGTGAATTAGGAAGTTCTTTTTCAACTTCTTTATTTTCAACGAGATGTTGTAGAAAAGTTCTCATTTTATTTAAATAAATTGTCAATATTGATTGCGTTCCTAGTAACTAAGAATACCATAACTGCAACTATATAGCAGCAACTCCATATTTCCATAATTCAATGCTTGAAAGTCTAGTTCCAATACTTTTATGATCAGTTTTCAATTCAGCATGTAGTGTTTGAATTTCAGTGAGAATGGTCTTTTCTGTTTCTGTTATCTTTTCTGTTAGTTCTCTATTGATCGTAGTAATTCTTGAATGTAAGTCTTTTATTTCTTGATTGTTTTCTATTCTTCTCATTTCCAGCACGCTTTGCAATTCTTTTGTAGCTATTTCTTGTACTTCAAGTCTCTGCTCTTGCAAAGATACCATTCGAGACAGACTTGATGCAATTTCTTGCATCTTATCAAGTGCGGCATCGAACTTCGTAAGAAGTGCCGACATTGTCACCACATCTTTTTTCAATAGTTCAATTTCTATTTTGTTTTCTAAATCATCAGACATGCCACAACTCCTTGTTTTATTTATCTCTTCCTGTTCCTGCTGGCCTTTTTGGCTTTACCGGAGTTGGTTGTGATTGTGATGCTACTTTGGTTTTGACTATGATTTGTGGTTGTGATGAAGAAACAACAGCGTTGATTCTGCTTTGTCTTTCCATAACACGACTACCGAACCAGAATGCGATTATGGTCGAGAATAGAGACATTGTATCAACATCCCATACAGCATCAAGCATAGTTGGTATATCTTGACCATTCTTGATCATTACGTATGCTGCGGCAGTTTTTACTGCAACGAAAAGAAGAAAGAATGAATAAGTGATGATGGGGCGAATAGAAGCGCGTAGTGCGTTAATAAACTTTCCACCATCAAGAGACTTATCATGATCATAAAGAGATTGTCTCTCGATAGCATTAGCCTTGATAGCCTCAATATCATACTGTACTTCGGCAGTGTACTTCCCTGCCTCAGCGGTAATCTTTGCCATATCAAGTTCATATTTAATCTCCTGCTTACGCTCAAATATTTTCACAACGGAAGGTAAAAGGCTTCCTAAAATACCAAAAAGTGGTGATAGTAAGGATAAAATTGCTAACATTATTTACCTCGTTTAGTCTGTGTGGGCGTCATGGTTGTAGTTGTCTTCTGTACTTCTTCACTACCATCCATCAATTGAACAATCTTCTCTTGACCTCTTGTCCATGCTGCAACACCTATAATTGCTGCCATGGCCAGATGATAGAATCCACCCTCTTTTAGTGTAATAGGATCCCACGGCTCTCTAACAATATACATGAATACCGAAGGAAATATAATGAAGTCGCAAACGCATACAATCAAATACTGCCATGCAATTGCCGGTCTCCAATATGTCTTCAGCCAAGGATCTTCTTTCATCTTAGTCTAGCAAACTGCCAATGCATTCCATCACAACGACGTTCATCTAATGTGTCCTTATCGCCATCCCAATCACCGCCCCATAATGCACCTGTTCTTGACCATGCATCCAGAACTTCTGGGAACTGAGCAAAACGTGGAGTATTATCTGAGAGTGAATTGTTAGCAGGATCGAGGTCGATAGCGCAACCCCATGAGTGCATTGATAAACTGTTACCACCACGCATCAAGCGATAGTTGTAACAGCCGGCAAAGATTGATACGCCCCAGTGATCTAAAGTCTTCTGCTTACCGCCTGCGGCCTTAAGCAAGTTATTGAATGCTTCTTGGAAACCAACTAGACAGTTCTTATTGACTTTGAATTGAGCAACATGCTTACCAGCATATGTGATTCGAAATGGTGGTTTAAATGGAACCAGATATGCTGATTCCCACTTCGCTGATGGTTGTGTTACATTCTTGCCGCGTGGATTACCATAGAAGGAATCACATTCGCGCTGTAATGGCCAGTTTGTCATAGTTTTTTGGCACCTTTCTTATGATATGATGCTACCATTCTCATTCTTCTAATCTTACCGCTACCGGGTGTTTTATCGTCTCTTTTTGCGTGTGTTTCTGAAGTATCTTGGGGATCAACATTTACTGCTTTACCATCAACGTGTCCATGAACAGACACTCCGCGTTCTTTTGCTAGTCTCTGCCACATGCTTATAGCACCTGGAGATTGACTATCACTCTCAACAGCCTTCAAATGCTTTTTTAGGAGATGATGGTAAAAGTGATGCATTTTGATTGGTGAGTTGCCCGTAGATGCTGCACCATAGATTTTTAGAACACCGTTTCTTAGACGACCGTTTACTGAGTGTGTAATCTCTCTCGTTTCAGGATGTTGCAAATGATATGAAGTGATACTACCTTCTACTGTTTTGCGAACATGATGTCCTTTTAATGATCCGAGATAACTCTCTTTACCATAATTATTCTTTACATCTCTGCGAAGAGATGGGGCATCTTTACCAGCATCGCCAAGAGCAGACTTCCATTGTTTTGTATTTCCAACTTTGTTTTCTACAGCTTCGAAAAGGGAATCTCCTTCACCAAAACGGACAAACATGCAAGCACCCGTTGTATCACATTCTACAACAATTGGACCTTTTGTGGAATAGGCAATCTGCTTTACTTCCTCAAACATAGGATCGTCTTTGAGATATTTGCGCCAGTGCTTATGCTTTGATCTTGCTACACGAAGGGAATTGAATGTCTCGCGCGCAAGAATAACAGTCTCATAGCAGGCAAACTTTCCACGTTTACGTACTGATGAAGGCATTGCGTCTGGAGATACTGCATCTGGAGGCATTTTCACTGCGCCACTTGCTACGCTCATTGTTGGTGCGTCTTCTTTGATGTTCATTTTCTTCTTGACAGCCTCTTGACAACAGTGTATGATGGCTATGCCATCGATGATATGAATAATTTTAAATATCTCTAAGTCGTTTACCTACAAACACATCTACAGAGATATCGCTAGAGTGAATGTTATGTCCATTAATGACAGATACGAATTTAGGCATATAGTTCAAATAAAGTAGAAATGTTTTAAGTATCGTATAGTCTTCTGAATCAAGTTTGAGAAACAACATTCTTACCGTTGCTTCAACGCCGAATACATTTCCTAAAATGATTATGTGATTCAGTATCAGTCTTTCTTTTAACTCACCGTTAATTCTGTATCTTTTTACTAGTCTTTTGACATACTTAATTCTGTTTATGTCTTCTTCAAATTCTGACATTAGAACGTTAGGTCTATCATAAGCTTTCATCGCAAAAATCAAGAAATTATCATCATTTAAATCTGTAATCATTATTTCCGATTAAATCTTTCATCTTCGCGCTTCTGCATGTCATCGCGCCATTCTTTATCAGAACTTTCAGGATAGTGCTTATCCATAATCTTATCTCTTGCGGACATAAGCTTTTTCATAAGCTCAATGTTTGCTGCATTCTTTTTAGGATCTTTACCTGAATATGCTTTTTTCTTACGACGGTCAATAACTTTTTGCATCACTTTTGGATCGATCTTCATTTCTTCCAATCCGATCTTACCAAGTTTAGAGTAATAGTGTTTATCTACTTTTCTAAGATGATCTTTGGCCACTTTAAGAGATTCTTTCTTATTAAGATTATGTTCTTCACGTTCATCTTTTGCGCCTATGGCAAGTTCTTTTTTGTCGTAAGCTTCATTGACTTCTTCAACTTCACTGCCGTAATCATCTAGAATTTCTTCAAGATCATCTTGATTTACAATCTCTGCGAAGATTTTGAATAGACCACGATCATCCATTTCCCATTCGAAATATAACGAAAATGGTGAAGTGTCATTAACGACAGTATCACCATCATTCGTTTGCCCAAATTTATTTCCAAACTGACTGATAGGAATAACTTGATTACCATCAGATCCTCTTAGAAGAGGGTTTGGAATATGTATGTGATAGATTGCAAGAACTTTTCGCACTCTACTCCATGCAGTATATGGAGTGATTGAAGCAGACATTGTAGCTTCTGCTAGACTCGCATTAAGTGCTACAAGCACTTGTGGATCGTTAATGTCTACTCTACCATCTGCCATAAATTCATGATTTTCTTGAATGTCAGTCATGTTCTTGCTTTCCACTATCTATTATGTGCCTGGGAAGTATGTGTTGTCTGCTGTATTATCGCCAGTGATAGAACCTGTAGCTACAAGTGTTTCATACTGACGACGGCCTGAACGACCACCAGTTGTTGCTGTGAATGAAGCAACATTAGTGTTTGATCCTGCTGCTGTTACAGTTGGTACTGATGTATAATCAGAACCTGTTGCATTTAGCGTTACGGCATTGATTACTCCGTTTGCATTAACTGTAAACGATGCGTTCGCACCAGAACCACCACCACCAGTTAGTGTTAAGAATCCGTTTGAATATCCTGTACCACCATCTGCGATAGTGATTGTTGTGACAGGTCCTGTGCCAAGCTTCTGCTCTACCCAACCAGAATGTGCAACTTTATTTCCATCACCTGAAGTATTAGCCGCTTCTGTGACAGAAACGCCGAATACGCTAGATGTGTTTGCATACTTCGGCTTATTATTGCCAGATGCGTTGTCTGTATTACCCCAAAGTGTCATTTAAGTTCTCCTTTTAAACTATTTATTAGTAAGTAAGATTTGTTGTTTCAGGATCAAATACAACGGGTGTTCCCTTTTTGCGCTTGATCTTCTTAGGTTGTTTTGTTTCCGCTTGTGTATCTTCTTCAGCAAGACGTTTCGTTATAACTTTTTGATATCTTAAGAGATCCATCTTTTGTTTCTCATCACCTCTACGTGTGCCCAATTCACCAAGAGCTCCGTGATTTCGACTTCTTGCCGCAGCACCAAACGTATGTCTCTCTTCCAACTTCTGGTTGATAAAGTTTGTTAGCATCTCACCAAGATTTTTTTGGCGTATAGTTGTGCCTGTTGTTTTACCAAGCTTAACACCAGAAGTCTTTCTTATTTTATTAGCTTCTGGACCAACACCCTCTTTGCCGGAAAGAACTCTACGTTTAGCTTCTCTCTGTGCAAAAGAAGAAATATTAGGTTTTGTTTTAGTCTTACTTGCTACAGGTACCTCTGTCTTAACTTGAGGTTTTTGCACAACTTTATTCGTCTTAGTAGGTTTAACTGGCTTAGCTTTTTGAAGTGGTTCTGTAGGCTCTGCGGCTGCAACAGATGGAGTATTAGACAAAGGAATGGTTGAGTTGCTGCCTGCAGGTCTTCTGATTGCCTGAATTCTAGCATTTCGTTTTGCTATGTCTTGATCTGCTGGTTTCTTATCGGTAATATTACCATCCGTCTGAGCCTGAAGTGTAGGACTCTTCTTTGGAATATTCATATTATAGGGTTGATCAGTAGGTTTTGCTAGAGGCTTCTTATCAGGAGCGATGTCATATCTACCACCAGTTTTACCATCCGTCTGAGCCTGAAGTGTAGGACTCTTCTTTGGAATATTCATACCATATGGCTGTTGAGTCGATCCGCCCGGCTTGACGATGTCCGGACGCTGCATACCATATCTACCGCCGGTGTTGCCACCTCGACCAGGAGTTCTGCTTACAGGCGCAGGGGCTCCAGGTCTTCTAATAGCTTGCACTCTAGCTGCATTATCTGCCGCAGTTTTTGCCGCGATTGCTTTGTCCATTATAGGCGTTTGTATATTATTTGTAGGTTTTTGATTACCTGAAACATTACTCAACGCCGGTTTATTAATTTTTGCCTGTGCTGAATATGAAGATGTATCTGAAACTGCTTGGGATATAGGTTTAGCAACAGTATTCATTCTACCAGTGTCACCTTGAGAACCAGGACCTATACCAGGTTTACTTAAATCAACGACAGGTTTAGATGATCGTTGTGATACTCGACTAAGATTATTGATGGCATTAGAAGGTCCGCCAAATGATGTTGATGTTCCACTAGTACTAGGTGACGATGCTGGTCTTGCACCAATACCTTGTGCTTTAGCATCAACAGGATTTGGAGAGGGAGCAGCTGGTGCTGCACCCAATCCAGCTGCTTGAGCGCGAAACTTGTTCGCTTCATACAATGATCTATATGTTTCCAATAATGTTTTTGCCATTATCTTACTTTCTTATTGTTTTGCCTGTTGTTACACCAAGTGTAGTTGCCGCTTTGTCTCTCATTTTTTTACCTTCTGGTCCAACACCATCTTTGCCTGCTAGAACCCTGCGTCTGGCTTCTCTAGAACCAGGTGCGTTTCTGTCCGCTTTAGGCTTCAAAGTCATCTTCTTTTTCTTGACTGTACCTGATGGCTTGTCCGAAGACTTAGATGAAGAACCTGAACCTGGATTTGCAGGATTAGATCCTGAAGCGCGATTTGGACCTGAACTTCCATTTCCTGACTGTTGTTGTGCTGTTGCATCATCAGGTGTAGAATCTCCAGATAGTGCAGCAGCAGTCACACCAGCAGCACCTGCAGCAACAGCAAGTTTGCCCTTATTTTTTTTAACAGCGTCAAGAACCTTTTGACCCTTTGAAGCTGGAACTTTTGGCGGTTCTACAGGTTTTGGAGCTTCAGCAGCTGGTTTAGTTTCAGGAGGTTTCTTTTGTTTTGGACCTTTACCTGCTCTAGTTTGTGCTGTTGCAGCTACAGGTGGTTTAGCTTCAGCTCCTGGTACAGCTTTTCTGTTTGCTGCGCCACCTGCTATAGCATCGGCTTTACTTTTCTTTGCGGCATCTGTTACTGTGTCAGCAGTTTTAGCTGTTGTTCCAGCTGCTGTGTCAGCAGTTTTAGTTCCTCTAGACATCCATTGGGAAGCTTTGTCCACAATAGTTTTACCGCCAGGAATTTTTGAGAGTAGTTTGCCACCATATTCTAATGTTTTTGATTTAAAATCTTCATTTACAATCTGATCAACCTGTTCTTCTGTTAAAGCATCTAATTCTTCAATCGTATAATTTTCATAAAGATAATCCGACAATTGATCTTTGAATAAAGTTACATCTTCATTAAGTCCTTTATGTTGTCCTGCTAAGCCAGCTCCTGCATGACCTGCAATACCTGCACCAAATGATTTACGTGAAACTGAATCTACAGCTTTTGCAACACCACTTGGCTTACTTGCAGCTAATTTAGCCGCAGACTTTACTCCACCTTTAAGAGCCTGTTTTGCAGCAAATCTTGCAATGCCACCCGCACCTGTTGCTAACATTGCTGCATCAGCACCATAAGATCCAACATTATAAGCTGTTGGATTATCTTTTTCAGCTTTCTTATTTGCAGCATCTTCCTTATCAACTTCATCTGAGTACGAAGACTTTTTACCTGTTATCTTGTTATAGCCGTGTCTGACTGCACCAGAAACATATTTACCTCCGCCTAATGTAGCAGAGTCCCAAGCGCCTCTTGCGCCCGCTGAGATTGAGTCCCAAAGACCTTCATTGATTACAAACTGCATAAACTCTTCATTCATGCCGAGTAGCTCAAGCTGCTCTTCATTTAGTGAGTCGATGTAATTAACAAAATCTTGTGTTCCATTATTTTCATAAATGCCAAAAGCTTCTTCAGCTAGGTTGTATGAAATTTCTTCTTGAATGGAAGTGATAGAATTTTCTTTGATAGCACTCTTGACAGTTCCTGCAGGCAGTGAAGTCTTAGCTGTACGATTTGGTGTCTGTTCCTTAGATTTTGCGTAGTCAGGAGTTTCTCCTTCGGGCGCGTAGTCTGGCTTCTTGATGCCCATTTTGGTCATTGGAGTTTCATCTTCTCTGATATGTGAAGCGTGTCCTTGACGAGCACCTTCCAAATCATCTTTTCCAATAGTTTTTGGATTATCTTTTCGATTTACTTTTGCTCCTACTCTAGCAAGCATCCTTTGCTTAAGGGACATTTCTTCAAGTGCTTCTTCTTTGTAAACATGAATTCCGCCATCAGCAAAATCTCTTTCACGATTTTTAAGATTTTCAAAATGACTATTAGGATCTCTATATCTTTCTGCCATTTCGCTGTGATGTGTTGAATTTTCAAGAGCTTTTTGTGCCGCACGGGTTCCTTGTTTTCCTTGAGAATCATATTTTGCATAAACATTTTCGTGTCTTGCTGATTCAGCATCATGCAATGATGCTCTTCTTTTACGTTCTTCAGAGCCGAGTGCTTTTACAGCTTTTACTGTTCCTGGTGGTTTTGGAAGTGCGGCTTCATCAAGTGCTTCTACGCCTTCTGTTAATACAGACTGATAAGCTGCATCCCACTCACTCTGCTTTTCATGTGGTAAAACTTTACGGTCTTGAATACCTAACTTTTCGTTTACTGCCTTAACAGCTTCACGTTCAGCAGCATTTGCCTGCATTACTTTTTGAACGGCGCCGATTAGTGGATCGTTTTTATCAAACATTGTTGATTTCCTTTTTAAGTTTCTTTATATTTATTTTCTTTTGCGTCTGCAATTCCATCTCTTCAGAGAGGCTGCTTTAGGAGTATCGTCTCCGTTTTTATCTTTCATAGGACCGGGCATACCGCCCATTCTTGCACAAAATGAATGTTGTCTATTTTTTCTCTTGCCAGTTGGATTAGGTTCTGTCACTGCTGTTGATAACTTTGATCCAGGATTTTCACGACGATATGCTTTAACCGCAGCTTTACTCATGCCATCTGTGTTATCTTGTTGATTGACTTTTTTCCAATCTTCTTTCATAGCTTGAGCTGTAGCAATTCGCATCTTCTTAGACATAGGCATTTCTGGATTATCACGATGAATAGCTTTTGCAATCTCTTCACGCTTTTTCATTTCTTCTGGTGTCATATGACGTTCCATAAGTTTCTTAATGCTTTTTGGCATATCTTTGTGATCACAGCCACAACCAGCTTTTTCTAAACGAAGAGCAGCTTCTACAAGCTTTTCTTCCCATACATTTCCATATTTGTTTTGAAATTTTGTTTGTGTGGCATTCAAATTCATCCAGCTATGAATGCTTTCTGAAACTGTTATACTACTTCCAACTCTTGTTGGTATTTGTGATGTTGAAATTTCAGGTCCAACACCATCTTTTGCAAGAATATCTTGACCTGGAATTTCTTGAGCAAACACCTTAACAATTGAATTTGTACCTTCTTCACGTTCAGATGGCTTATTGCCTTTTGCTTCTTTCATAAACTCTTCGAACTTCTCGTCCACAGGTATGCAGTTTGGTACTTTTTTACCGCTCTTTTTTTTCATGCCGAATTGTTTGTATCCTTTCCAGCACGGATCTTTATCTTCATTCATTACTCTCACAAGATTGTTTCCTTGACTATGGTATAGAACATGGTTCTTACCGTTAACTTTGCGACCAAATCTACCGAAACCATAGTACGAAAGACCTAGCCGTCTTGCTTGTACCATTACTTCGTTATCTGGCATATGTTTTGGCATTGGTGTAATATCTTGACGAATTTGTGTTAACGTCTTAAAGCTTTTTGGTGCCTGATATTGAGTGATACCGCGGCGCTCTGCTTCTTGTTCAATCCACTTTTGAGAACGTGGATTCTTGTTATCAGCACGAACAAACTGTTGTGCCATACGACGAACGCGATCAAAATCACCTTGTACTTTTAACTTTTCAGCAGGTAAAGCATTACGGGTATCTATAGTATTGTCGATGACAGCAAAATTTTGATTGCCGAAAATCTTTTGTAGTTCACCAATATTCTCTTGAGCGGCTTTCCACTTCTCAGTGCGAATGTCTGAAGAACTATCAGGAATTCCTTGCTTGTCAGTACCATCAGGAACTTTACGCTTACCCATCTTGCCACGCTCTACGTTACGTTGTCTGGATACATCATTGGATGTATTTACAAACACCATCATTGTTTCGTAGCCACCATATTCTAGTCTTTGTTTGATGAGTTTAATTTTTTCGATATCGTCAGCAGTGCCATTGATGATAACGCCTAAACGACCTCTTAGATATTCAGTTTCGCGCTTACGTGTAGTCTTTTTGGCTTTTTTACGAATGACCTCACGCTCAACTCTTTCATCTTCTGGCATTTCAAGATCGAGTCCATTTTTCTGCATTAGATATTCAAAAGCAACGTCAGAATTAACTTCGCGCAATCCTTCACCTTGCAGAACAGAGTTCATTACATAATCTTTACCAGAACCAGGACCACCAGCTAAGAATATAGCTTTGAGTTTGCCTGGATCATTGATACCTTCAGCAATCGTCTCTTCAACAACATGACTCTGCTTAAACATATCTGGATTTTCTTTAGCAAACCAACGCATCACTTTACCAGCTTCTGCGTTTGCTTCATTCTCAATATCTGAACCTGTATCACCTTCTTTAGCGATATCTTTGCCGATACGACCTTCTTCGTTCTGCTTATGATGAACAAGCTCATGTGCAATTGAACGAAACACATCCATCGGATGACGGCTTTTCGTTGAAATAGAAAGTTCATTTTTTGAGGGATTATATGCTGCAAATGAATTGTAATCGTCTTCTTCGTCTTTGTGACGAACAGATGGAAGCGATTTAATACCTAATCTCTTAGATGCAAAGCTTACAAAAGAGTCTAGCATGGGTGCTAGTTCTTTGCGTGTAATCTCTTCTCTAATGGTAGCAGCTTCATTAATGCTATGAAACTTCCGAATTTGAGAGTATACTTTTCGAACATGTGCAGTAGGTACTCCTGCATGATATGCTTTAAAGTGTTCCCAATTGCCTTCTTTGGCCAATTTTTCAAGTTTAGATGCCGACACAGTGGATGTCAGTTCATCCTCAGACATGTCGCGAGGATCTTTATCACTTTCTGTGCGATTACCACCAGCAGTATGAACTTTCCAACTTTTGAAGTTGAAGTCTATTTGACCTTTTTTATTAGGTCTACCATTGTATTTTTTCAGATATTCTTGGTATTCTGGTACACGATCAGAACCTGCTATAAGATGAAGATCATCATGATGTTGATTCATGTGTGTTAAGAAATGATGAAGACTTCGTGTTTCTGGAGTGCCAACATGAACTGGATGGTTAAATAGCTTTTCAGCTAGTGTTTTCTTTGTGGGGATATCTAGGGGTTGTGCTGCACCTGACAGTCCGACGGTCAGCTTACCGCCTATCTTTTGAGCAATTTGTTTGCCCTGATCGACTGCCGTCTTGTGTCCTCGTTGAGGAATACGGGCTTTGCCGTAAAATGCTACACCAGGTACCTTCTGTGGTACCGCTTTTGATTTAATTTTCATTGTCCCTCTACAGGATGTTATATCTATAGAGGTATTTAGTATTCTTAAATATTGATCCCGTATGCTTTACGTTTTACAGCACTGCGAACTGCCGACTTCACTTCTTTAGCCGCGTGTTTTTTGCTGTGATTATATCGCATTACTTTATCTCCATTGACAAGGTAACCAGTTGCCTCAATGTTAGGAAACATCTCTGCAACTTTAAAGAGCATGTCTAGATTAGCTTTATGATCATCCCACATGCGAATTCGATCAAATTTGCCTGAAGCAAGGTACTTTTTGAGAATAACACCCTTATTGATATGTGCGGGAGATGCAGGGTTCAACTTTGATATGTTTCCTGCACGTTCTACATAAACATGATCGATAGGAAAACCATAATCTCTCCATGCTTGCAAAAATTCATGATGATCTTCAAAATCAGCTCGGGCTGTCAGAATGATTGAGTGAGAGTTTTCAGTCTGGTTCATGACAATGTTTTTTGCACGATTTAGAATACTATTGATAGGTTTGAATGTATTACGAAATACTTTACCTGATCTGAATTCTGAGAAATCAAATACCTCATCATGTTGAAGTTGGTAATGATTAAAGTCTTTTGGATCTAAAACGTGAATGACTTTGCCATTCTTTACGACCTTAACTTTGGCATCCGTCTTGCCAAGAGTGTCATCAATGTCCCACACATTTAGAGTTCGAATTTCTTTCTTATGGGTCTTCAAGTAATGATCTAGCTTCATTTGTCCCATGTCTTTGTGGCGTTAAAGTTTGCCTGTGAAAATTCCAATCTGTCTACTAATTTTACAGCATTACCACTCATCTTGTCAATAGCAACAAAACCTTCCGCATTAGTAATTTTGTATCCATTGTCAGTTCGTAGATATGTTCCAAATGCATCTTTTGCCATTTGCAACTTACGGACGATCATGTTCTTTGCCCGAACCAAAACGTTCTGTAAATCGAATATCTTTTTCAATTCGTTTTTATGGGAACGATAGAAGTCCATAATAACTTTCTTTTCCTGTTCACGATTTCTCTTTGTGTCAGCTTTCTTTGCATCAAGAATATTACGGTTAAGCTTATCTTCAATGTGGGCAATAAGACCTGCAACATGAGAAGCAGTGTTGGTAATTTCTTGTCCAGCACGTACTTTGGAATTATTCCAAGTCTTGATAGGAATCTTATACATATCGTTTGTTGCGATTATGTTGAGCGTTTTTGGTGATATGGTTCTAAATAGAGATCCTGCTTGAGCAAGAATAGAATTCAATATTTTTGTTTCGTCTTCTGTAAATGTAGCTGTACCAGAAGCATCAACATAAGAAGCATCTCTAAACCATACGTTCTTAGTCGCTCGTAAATTTGAAATATTAGCACCAAATGATGCTCTCATATTTGCTAGTGTCTTACCTGCATAAGTCGTATGCCAAACAATACCCATCTTCGCAGCATGAAGATTCTTCGCTAACTCTGAATTGACAGGCACAGCATAGACAATAGTGTTTGGTTGAAAGGTAACAAAAGACTGACCATCAATCTGTACAGTCTTCAAGTCTGAACTAGTAAACATCATATCACCTTGAAGAACACCATGAATGTTTAATTCAGGTAGATATTCCAATGCAATTTTTAACTTTGCATTAAGACCTTCACCAGGATGATTCTTATCGATGTCTGCTTTCGTGTAGTTCAGTTTTGCATTCTGTGCAAACACACCTTTTGTACCAACAAAGAACTTGCCATTTTCTGGATTGATGCCAGCAAAAATTGAAGGTGCACCATCCCATTTCGTTGTAATGTTCACATGTGTTTTAGCGTGACCTGCAAGCATGTCTCTTAGAGATTGTAGAAAGTTGATTGCTCCTCGTGTGCCAAGAACTCCACCATTAAGCACCTCGTCTTCAAGATGTTCCAGATGGAGATTCTTGCCTTCTTTGCTCTCAGTTAGATATTCTGTGTAATTGATCATCAAGCTTTCTTCATTCTTTTCTTAATAACAGCTTTGACTTTTTCTGCAATTTTAGGTTTTTTAGGTAGCTTTGGTGTTTCAAGGCTTCCTGTAGATTTTGTTCCGCCAAGGTGCTTACTCTTTCGAATTCTTGGTCTCAATCTAGAGATAGGTTCTCTATGTGCTTTTAAGAATTCTTTTGTAGTCATAACTTTAGCATCTTTACCAATCTCAGCAATATGTGTCGCGCGACCTTCTTCGGTTGCAAACTTGCCATTGCCTGTCAGTGCTTCTTCTGCAACATGATGAATCAGGTCTGGATGTTTATTGTGGAGTTTTTGTACAATTTTATGGGCGCGTTCGTGGTTTCCGGCTTCCATATGTTTTCTGACATTTTGTAGATGTTCTTCATTTTCAGGTGTGTCGATCTTGCCTTTCTTCATAGCATGGCTATAGATGGCATGAAACTCTGCAGGACTTGAAGACATGAGTTGTGAGTTGCCTGTCTTTTTGAAAGAGATGGCTTTAACACCTTTCGTGCCTTTTTTCGATCTAATGATTAGAGCATCACCTTTCGACGTTGCTCCAGCTCCAACCACACCTTTGCTTAGATAATGCTTAGATAGTTTAGGCTTTGCTTTGCCTGAATGTTCCATGGAATCGCCATCTTTATAGTGATCGGAAAAGTCTGGATGATTTCTCATTCCATGTACAGTATGTGCAGCATCTCTTAAATTCTGATAGTAAGTGCTTCTGGCACGGCCATGTGATTCTGAAGTACCTATCTTTTTGTTATTGCCAGAAATCTTACCTGAAAACTCGTGGTCTTCAGCATTCTTGATATGTAGGGGATGTTTTGGATCTTTTTCTGCTTTATCGATTTCAGCTAACGTACTATCAAGGTCATGTTTACGTTTATCTTTTGCGCTCATTCCCGAAAAATGATTCCATACCTTTTTTACAGCATGTTCTTCATTATGTTTGCCATCTTTGTCGCTTGGCTTACGAATAGAGCTTAAAGGAATTTTAACAGTTCTTGTGCTACCAGACGGTATAGCGTGTATGTGGGTGACACCATGTTTATCTATTTCTTTGCGCTTGACCGTAAGTCTTGTTCCTTTTGGAATACCGTCATGATCTTTTTCCAACTCATGGGTATCAGGCGCGTGTCTGTCACCTTTAGGAAGATACGGATCAACATACTTTTCAATGTGTCGAGCCCCAACAGGTGATGCTGCCGTAGCGTTTAGTTTTGCTTCACCGAGAATTTTTCTTCTTAGGTTATCGTTTGTTTCTGTCAAAATTTCCTGTAAAGAACGCATCAGTCGACCTCTTATTAGTTTTTGTTCTTCAGTATTTAGTATAACAAAAATAGGCGCCCTAATGGACGCCTACTATGCTGGTGGAAGGTGTGGGATTCGAACCCACGGTACCGATTAAGGTACGCCTCGTTAGCAGTGAGGTGCCTTCGGCCGCTCGGCCAACCTTCCTAATCTTGAATGTAGATAAACGTATTTTCAGATCCTTCGTCTTTAACTAGTCTATAGAGCCACTGAGCTTCACGAGGTGCAAGTCTAATACAACCATGGGACGCTGGAGATCCAAGATTATGTATGTCATATGTAGCGTGAATTGCGTAGCCCCCATGAAAGAAAATTGACCAAGGCATCGGGGCGTTATCATACTTCTTGCTGTAGTGGATCTTCTTAAGCAGATAGGGACGATATTCTCCAGACGGTGTATTGTACCCTTCTCGACCCGTAGAAATTGGCCACTCATATGTATCGTTTAAAGTTTCAACATACATTGTTTGATCCGACTTATCAATCGTAATGAATACTTCTGCTTTAGCTCCAACAACCAACATATAGATTGCGAAGATAACAACACAAATCATAACGAGAAATCTTGCCATTTTAAATCACTTCTCTAATCAACTTCATTACTTCACCAAGACTTTCTTCGACAGACCATGTAACATTCTCTGCATGGACTTGAGTCATAAGACTGCCGCCAGGAACGTGATCCTCATATACCACCTTGATATGATTTATATTGATGTATAGGGGATCACCTTTTCGATCAGGAACCATATTCGTTAACTTGATAAACATCAGGCTACTTCCTTCTTAGCATTCCAAATTGCATCATTAAACCGATCTGCACAGTATGAAGCTGCCCAAGCATTTGGCTTGACCAGAGGTATGATGTTGCACATACCACGAATGTAACCAACAGC